GTTCTAACCGACATTGTAGTTATACCATTTGAAGGTGGTGTTGCTGAGTGTGATAAGTTTACATCACCTTTCCAACTAACCGCTAAATCATAGTTATAACTTATTACATCATCTAATAAACTGAATGAGTATGTTTTTCCTTTGTATGATGTAAATGCGTTCCATGTTGACTTACCAATTAAATTATAGATTGAGTCCGGCATTACTTTTATAGTATTATCCAAAGTATAATTGGTAACTAAATTACTTGCACCTGTTAGATTTTGTAATAATTTGAAACAATCAGCTTCATTGAAATATCCATCATCATTTACATCTGCGTTTATATACTGAATACCATACCCAAACTCATTACCACTTTGATTTCCAAATATACCACCATTTGCCAATTCCTTAAATGCTAAATAAACATCCGTTACAGTCACAATACTATTATAAAGAGTTTTCAATTGAGCACTATCGTATTCATTCAATTCCATTTTGTGTTGTTTGAATGCACCTAATTGAGTTAGTCCAATACCACATTGAAATGCGTAATCGGTATTTGAACCATTCATATTTCTAATGTATTGATTGTATGCAGAAGTTCCATCGGTTACTTTTGTTAATGGTGATGGGACTGTGTATATTGCCCAACCATTATTGTCGTGTGATGTATATGTAACAGGCCCGTCATATGCATCTAATATTTTTACTTTTGATATTTTAGTAGGGTCTACACTTCCAACTTGTCTCATATCAATTAACAATCTACTATTACCATTTAACCAACTTGCATTTGGGTTTGTATAAGACCATTCAACCCCACCCGGAGATATAGTTGCTTTGTATGATGTGGGTGCTGATACGAATTGGTAACTTAATCCCCATCCACCATAACCTGATGTTGATACTCCATTACGAGTTGAACCAACATATTCACTTAACCCCTGTACTACTTTAATATAAACCTCTTTTGTTTGTCCGTCTGCTATAACCCCAGCATGCACCGCTGCACCGGCAATATATGAGTCACTTGTGTAGATATCAGTTCCCCAAATCCCACCACCAGTTGTTCCTGTTATTGTCATTCTATATATCTTACCAACATCTGCAGAACCGAATTGTTGCATATCACTTACACCACTTAAAAGAATACCCGTTGAGAATACCTTTGCCGTATCTATTTGATTTGAAAGATATACCTTACCCAATCCACTTAATGATTTGTATCCATCAGCTGCTGTCCAATTTGAATACCCATCATCTCTTTTGAATACCTGTGCTGAGAATTTGCTTTTATCTATTGAACTATTAAACTTAAATCCAAATAGAGCTTTTATAGTTTGTCCGTTTGAGTGGGTTACACTATTGGTATAAAATTCAGTAAATGTTGCATCGTCAGGATTAGACCAAGTTCCATATTCAATTACATACGGGTTACTCCAATTGTTTGATAAATCATTCCATTGGTTACCATTCCATTTTGTTACTGCATAATCCTCACTATGATTATATCCGTTTGGTTCACCATTTGCCCAGTTATTATATACACCTGCTATATTACCTGCAGTTGGGCCGTTTTGGGTTTTCATTACTGTCCCCTTTTCAGGTCCTGCATCAATTACCCATTTACCATCAGTAACTTCATCCGTTGCGGCAAACCATATATTACTTTGTGGTACATTTGCTTGAATAAACACATCTTCCGATGCCGATGTTAGTGTTAATAAATAACCCGTTTGACCTTTGAATGTTGATAGTAATGATGCTGCTCTTGCTGCAGTATATGTTGCTCCAGTTGTTACGGGTTTATAAAAGTGTCCATTTACACCATTGAAATAAAATCCCGTTGGGTTGATTGTTGCTGCTACTGAAATATTAATATCTCCCGTTATTGTTCCTGTGTTTATCTTTAATGATGTCAATGCCGTATTGATACTAGCCATTGTACCCGTTACCACCAAACGAGTTTTATTACCACTTAAAGTAAATCCACTTGCAGCAGTTAAACCCGTTGTTGTGTTAAGATAAAATGTTGTACCCGATGGAGGATTGACTAAACTGATTGATGTTAGTAGAGTAGATGTTGCACTAAATCCGGTTAATTCAAATCCACTAGCATCTTGTCCCGTTGTATTGATGGTAAATGATTTAGGGTCTGGTGCCGTTACTGACTGACCAAACCCTATAAATGATATTAATAAGAATAAAAGTGTAACGATTTTCTTCATACTATTCAACTATTAAGTTAATCTTATTTCCGGCTCCATCAACTGCGTCAGCTAAAACTGTATAGAATAAACCTGCGGTATTTGTTATGGTTTCTTTTGGTGTAAAAGTTAATTTATATGGTGTACCTGTTTTAATTCTACCTGATTTAATCTGGTCTATTGAACCAAATGTTAATCTACCATCTCCGTTTGTTGAAAAGTTGGTCACGTTTGCACCGGCATCAAATGAAATATTGTCAAAAGTTAATTTAGTATTATCGTATTGTAAGATTACTTCTAAACCTGCTAATCCTTCTTTTGTCAATGTACCCGTTAATACCACTTTACCATTAACAATTGTGGAATTCAATCCCAATGTTGCCTTTTCAATTAATTGAGTGTATGCCATTGATTGAACTGAGAATGATTTTATTATTGCTGTACCATCTTTTATTGAATTGGAATAATTTCCAGTAGAAACTCTACTTGCAATTGTGTCAGGATGAGATGAATGAGACCAATCCAAATCACCACCCCATGCATAAACCATATCTATTGATTGATTTGATGCCGTTACTTTTGTTTTATAAGTAGGAACACCATCCAACCAACTTTGATTTAATAATCCACTAAACCATTTATATAATCCACTATTTGTACTCAATGGAATCCATGCACTATCTTTTACATTAGCAATACCCATTACATATGCAAATGCGTAATATGAATCACTTTCACTAAATACACTTTTATTTTTTGTAATTTGTCCTATATTTTTTTCTAATACAGGTCTTGTAAAATATGTAGCAGTACCATTGATATTGGTTTGTGAGATACCTAAAAATGATTTATATGCATCCGATACTGTAATGATGTTATTCATAAAAGTTTTTCCAGTAGCACCATACATCCAAACTGCCAAACTATCACCCACTTTAACTTCCGTTGTAAATGTTGCTTCTCCACTTGCGTCTAATACTTTTGTTGCAATTGGAGTTCCTGTAAAATTAATAGTACCATTTGATTGTATTGGAAATAATGCAACACTATGTGCAGTAATATCGTATCCTGATGGGTATAAAACTCTTACTTTGAATTGAGATGTGTTACCCGTTACATTTGTTAATGACATTGTACCTGGGTCGGTTGTAATTGGAGTAATGTATGCACTTGCTGCATCTATTGAATATGATAAGTCTAATTTGTGAATATCGGTATATACACCCAAATCTTTGATTGTATATTTTTGAGTAGCAATGTCTCCGTTGATTGATGCATCGGTTCTTTGTACAGTCAATTGTCCAACATTCCAATCTGCGTTAGTTGCGTAACCCCATGGATTTATTAAATATTGTGCATATAAATCTTTAGCCGTAATACTATTTGCCGTACTTGCTGTAAATTTATACGATGTCCAACTTGTATAATATGTTTGTACCGATGTTCCTTGTGAGAATGTGGTTGAAACATATGCCAATGCTTTATTGTTAAATTGGTATCTTAACCAAAAATATCTTGGTGTAGTTGTACCTCTTGCAACTGTATACTTTACTGAAATGGTATCGCCAACCTTTAATCCCGTTGTAGGAGTTACTGATTGGTTGATTGTTAATTGTCCGTTTACTGTCAATGTTAATAGAGATAGTATAACTATCCCTACCATCATAAAGAATTTCTTCATTTTATTTTTCCTCAAATAGTTTGGTGATTAGTTTGTCACAACCTTTTTTAAGTGCATTACTTAAACTTGTTTGATTAAAACCACCACCTTCACCGATAATCAATGTACTCATTGATATTTCTGAGGAGGACTCTTCTACTATAACTACTTTGTCTTTCTTTCCTTCGGATTTAAGAATGCCACGTAAACGAATTACAACTTCTTCTTCTCCACTATGAAAAACCGATATGTTCTTTTTTGTTGTAAGAACATCTAAAAATATAATTTGAACTGATACTTTGTTTGGTGCTACCGAAGATAGATTATATCCTTTATCTTGTAGATATTCTTCTAAAATATTCTTAACACCAAATTCTAATTTACGATTTCCTGCTAACTTACCGATTTTTACTTCGTTTGTTACTGATTCAATTGTTACTTGCTTATCGGCATCATACCAAATGTTTTCAGGTGAATTTTTGAATGTACCGTCAATTCTCCATTCAATCCAATTTGCAACATCTCTTGTTATTTCAGTTTTACCTGCTAATTCCAAGTAGGTCATAGTAGCTGTGAATAACAACGCACATACAACCCATACTAGCGCTAGACATAGAAATCCTAGTGCAATTTTTTCGCCAATAGTTTGACGTAAGTTTAATAACTTCGCTTTCATATATTTACCCCTTTATGCTAATAAATATATAAAACTATGGTCTAAACTAAATTTTTAATTTCAATGAGGTTATTAATTTTTTATCAATACCATATTTTTCACACATACCTTTAATTTGTTCTTTACCTTCTTTGGTTGTGTATAGAATATCTAAGTATTCATTTGCGTGCTTTGTAGAACAAGTATATTCTTTAACTACTAATTCAACTACCCAATCTTCATAATCATTTGCTCTCTTACCTTTGATATATTTTAGATAATATTTCTTTGGTGGAATCATATCACTAAAAAATCTATAAAAATATTCGTTAGGTAATGATTGTACATATGGTTGCACTTCTGCTATCCACTCTATCCAATCAGGATTCATAGATATATACCTTTGAATAATAAAATTACCAAAGGTTTTCTTATCATCATCGGAAATTT